TATGTGGCTGGCGATGCCAATGCCACAGCATTCGAGGAAGGGAAACGTGCTGTTATCCTTCATATCCACAATATGATGAAAGAGGAGTAAACATGTCATTGGAAAACGCCGAACAGGTAGCCCAGCCAGAAGCTGCGCCTATGATGGAAACCCCATCAGAAGTAGCGTCAGGCGGGTCTGGTAACGAGTTTCTAAACATGATACCAGAAGAACTACGCCAGCATCCTAGCATTTCGCCTATCAAGGATGTTGAAAACCTAGCCCGTTCATATGTTAACGCGCAAAGATTGATTGGTGCTGACAAGATAGCAGTTCCAGTCAACCCAACAGATGAAGACTTAGACCGTATTTACGACCGCCTAGGCCGTCCAGAGACACCAAAGGATTACAGCTTCGATGTTGATGGAAACGTAATTACTGAAGAATTAGCAGCAAATTACGCAGATGTTGCGCACAAACTGCGCTTGACACCTGACCAAGCCAAGGGTGTTCTTGATTACTACAGAAGCACAGTTGAACAGGAAGGTGCGCAGTCTCTTGAATTAGCAGAGGTTGCCAAGGAACAAACTGTGCAGTCATTGCGGCAAGAATGGGGTAGGGCTTTTGACCAAAAGGTTGAAGCGGCTGCGCGAGTAGCACAAGAGTTTGCAGACCCTGAGATGTTTAACATCACTTTAGCAGATGGTTCAAAGCTGGGCGACAACGCTGAGTTTATTAAAGCATTTGCAAAAATCGCAGATTTCAGGCAATCTGTGACCAGTGAAGACACTGTTGCAGAAATGTCACAGTCAAGCGTAATGACACCAGCTACAGCGCAAGCTGAGATTGATGCCATTATGAATGATAAGTCTCATGCTTATTGGGATAGAAAGAACCCGATTGCAAGACAGAAAGCTGTGGAACGTATGCAACATTTGATGGAACAGTTACATGGATGAGGAACTGACCATCACAGATATTCGGCTTGAATGCCTACGATTAGCTGTCGAGTTCGGTAGCGGTCGTGATGTACTCAAGCCGCACTTACTCGCAGATACTTACTTCGAGTGGGTGATGCAGGGTAGCGAGGCGACTCGTCCTGATGACGACCAGAAAGATGGTGGCCTTAAGTCGGCTGAAAAGACCAGGAGTGTCCGTAAGGGTAGCGCACCGAAAAGCGTTCAAATGTAACCCCGTGTAAAGAAGGAGTGACAAGATATGTCAACCCAAGTAACCACGGCATTTGTCCAGCAGTATTCTGCAAACGTGCAGATGCTATCGCAGCAGATGGGTTCCCGTCTGCGTGATGCGGTGCGCGTAGAGAATATGACTGGTAAAAATGCCTTCTTTGACCAGGTTGGTAAGGCAACAGCGCAGAAGCGCACAACTCGCCATGCCGACACACCACAGATTGATACCCCACACGCACGTCGTCGGGTGTCACTCGTAGACTATGAGTATGCAGACCTGATTGATGACCAGGACAAAGTGCGCATGCTTATCGACCCAACATCAGCATATGCACAAGCTGCTGCCGCAGCTATGGGCCGCGCAATGGACGATGAAATCATCGCCGCTGCACTTGGCACAGCATTTACTGGTGAAACTGGTTCAACCTCAACAGCCCTGCCAGCCGCACAGCAAATTGCTAACGGCGGTGCTGACATGTCACTTGCAAAGTTGCGTCAGGCTAAGAAGATTCTTGACCTGTCAGATGTTGACCCATCTATCCCACGCTACCTCGCATGTGGCCCTGACCAGATTGAAGCACTCTTGGCTGACACAAACGTCACCTCAAGCGACTTCAACACTGTGAAGGCACTTGTTCAGGGTGAAGTCAATCAGTTCATGGGCTTCAACTTCATTGTAACCAATCGTCTAGCTAAATCTGGTGACATCCGTTCATGCTTTGCATGGGCAGAGGATGGTCTTGCATTGGCAGTAGGCCGTGACGTAATGGCGCGCATTGATGAACGTAACGACAAAGGTTACGCGACTCAGGTGTACTATTGCATGTCAATCGGTTCTACCCGTATGGAAGAAGAAAAAGTCGTCCAGATTGACTGCGACGAAGCTGCTTAAGGGAGTGATGTGAAATGGCTACTGTATACTCAACACAGCGCACTAATTCACGCGCAACCCCTGTAGTGATGAACAAGACCAACGAAATGGGTGGTCGGGTTCGTGTTGCACATGGTGTTTACGAAGCGTCTGCCCTACCGGCTGATGACGTCATTGAAATGTTCCGTCTCCCAGACGGCGCACGGATTCTGACAGGTTCACTGGCGCATGACGCGCTTGGTGCATCAACTCAGTTGTCTGTAGGTCATGGTGCTTACGCAAACGCTGACGGCACAACTGTTGCTTTGGACGCAGATGAGTTCAAGGCCGCAGCTTCATCAGCCAGCGCCGCTAAAGCAGACATTGCTGCTACACTGGCACTTGGTTCAGGTATCGAAATTGATGCCGACGATGAAGGCTATCCAGTCACAGTTACCTTGACTGGCGCAGCCGCTACAGGAACGATTGAACTGACAGTTCTCTACGTTGTAGACTAAATAATGTGGGGGCGGTTCGCCGCCCCCATACAACCCATCATGCTGGAGGGCGATATGATGAAACCGTGCGGCGATTTTCGCTGGGATTTAGAAGTTGGTCAAATAGCCGAAAGGTGGCTAGGCGAAGTATTAGATGGAAATACAATAGAGGTTAAAAGAGATTTTAAGGCTTTAGAAACTGGGAATGTTTATGTGGAATACCATTGCTGGGGAAAGCCAAGCGGAATATCAATATCACAAGCAACACATTGGGCATTCGTATTTGATGATGAAACTGTGGTATTATTGCCTACAGAAAAGTTAAAGATTATTGCAAGGGAAGCATATAGACAACGAGGCCCGTTCAAGGGTGGGGATAGCAACGCAAGTCTCGGCGTACTGGTTAGAGTTGAAAGGTTACTAAATCATGCCCTCAGTTGTTGATATATGTAATGAAGCGTTGGACTTACTCGGCGCAGCAACCATTACATCTCTTACGCAAAACTCCAAAGAAGCTAGACTGTGTAACCGTAACTATGAACTGGTGCGGGATGCTGTGCTACGCGCACATCCTTGGAATACGGCGGTGACACGGGCAGAACTAGCGCAAGACACCGCAACACCAGCTTTCGGATTTACTTACCAGTATACATTGCCAACAGAACCGTTCTGCTTACGAGTTCTGTCATTCTGGGATTCAAACGTAAATAGCGATATAGCGGCTTATGATAGCAATGTCATGTATAAGATTGAAGGACGCAAAATCCTGTCAAACCAAGGCACATGCAGAATTGTGTATGTTGGTCGCATTGAAGACACAGAACAATATGACTCGCTGCTTTCGTCAGCAATCGCACATCGTCTAGCCGCTGAGACGGCTTACGCAATTACAGGCAGCGGTACTGTCGCGCAAACTATGAACGCATTATATGAACAAAGATTAAGAGAAGCCAAGTCTATTGACGCTATGGAAGGTTATCCAGAACAGCCTCAAGCCGACACATACACCAACATCAGGTTCTAAGCATGGCGCGTGTATCCTCCATTATCACCAACTTTCGCACTGGTGAAATATCTCCAAAGCTAGAAGGCCGCATTGACTTACAAAAGTACAATGAAGCTGCCCAGACATTGAACAATATGATTGTGTATCCGTCAGGCGGCGTTACACGGAGACCAGGCACATACTTTGCTGGACGCACAAAAGACGGCGGTAAGGTCAGGCTGATTGATTTTGAGTTCAGCGATGAACAGGCATATATCCTAGAGTTTGGCGCTAACTATATTCGGTTCTACAGAGATGGTGGTCTGCTAACAAGCAATTCACAAAACATCACAGCGGCTACACAATCTAACCCTGTGGCTGTGACGATTAGTTCACATGGTTACATAACAAACGACAGGATATTTATCAGTAATGTTTCCGGCATGACTGAGTTGAATAACCGTGAATTTGAAACTATCCAATATTACGAAATTGATTTTACTAGCCTATCTGGGGCGTATCTGGCTGGGGAAACAATAACAGGCGGCACATCAGGTGCGACTGGAACGTATGTTTCTGATGACGGCACTACAATGCTTTTGGAATCTGTATCTGGCAGTTTTGTGTCTGGTGAGACATTGACTGGTGGCACAAGTACCGAAACATCAACTTCTACTAGCGTTGATTCTATATCAGACCAGTTTGGCCTTTTGGGTATAGATGGTACTGCGTTTAATGCTTATGTTAGCGGCGGCACTGCATCCGATATTGTTGAGGTGGCGACTACATATTCGGTCACGGACATATTTGAAATTAACCACGCACAGTCTGCTGATGTATTGTACTTGGCACACAAAGACCACGCCCCTGCCAAGCTAACACGCACAACAGCTACCAGCTTTACGCTAACTGACATTGATTTTACTGACGGCCCTTACCTTGACGAGAATGACACGACAACAACTTTGTATGCGTCAGCCCAGACTGGAAGTGTAACGATTACAGCATCGGCAGCATTGTTCACCGCAGCGGATGTTGGGCGTTACATCAGGTTCCGTGAGGTGCTTGAAATTGAACATGATGAGTGGGCGGCAAGCACCAGCTATGCTAATGGTGTATCTGTACGTTATAATGGACATGTGTATACTCAGGTAACAGGTTCTACCCAAACATCTGGGAACACACCGCCAGTACACCTAGAAGGCACAGAAACATATGGTTCGATTGCTTGGCGTTACGACCATGATGCTACAGGTTACGTTGAAATAACTGCTTTCACAAACTCAACAACGGTTACGGCTACAGTAAAAGAAGACTCATTTGGGAATAGCAACTTGCCTGACCACGTTGTAGGTTCTGGCAATGCTACAAAGAAATGGTCACTAGGCGCATTCGGTGGCGACCAAGGTTACCCAAAAGCAGTAGGCTTCTATGAACAACGCCTATACTTTGCTGGTACTACCGGCCAGCCTCAGACTGTATTTGGTTCTGTTAGTGCAGACTTTGAGAACCACACGCCTGGCACGAATGATGACGATGCAGTAAACCTGACGATTGCGTCAGACAAGGTGAATGTTATCCGGCATTTGCTTCCAGCGCGTTTCTTGCAAATCCTAACCACAAGCGCAGAATTTACGCTATCAGGTGGCACAGGTGCTACGCCAGTTACGCCAACAAACGTAAACGTGCTGCGTGAGACGACATTCGGTTGTTCAGAGGTAAGACCGCTACGGGCTGGCAACAGCACCATCCTTATCCAGAAGGGGCAAGAGAAGGTGAAAGAGATTACCTTTGACTTGGACACTGATGGATTGTTGGGTATCGACTTGAGTATCCTGGCTGACCATATCCCCCGTGGTGGTCTGATTGACATGGTGTGGCAACAGGAACCAGAACTTATTGTGTGGTTTGTTCATAATGACGGGCGGCTAATCGGACTAACATATGACCGTGCTAACGCGGCTATCGGCTGGCATGACCATGACATTGGTGGCAGCGGCATTGTTGAGAGTGTTACGGCTATACCATCAGGTGCAGAAGACCAAGTATATGTGTCTGTAAGGCGCACTATCAATGGTGCTACTGTGCGTCATGTTGAGTATCTGAAGCCTATTGAGTTTGGCGATGATGTTGAGGATGCGTTCTACTTAGACAGCGGTTTGACATACGACGGTTCAGCTACAACCACCATTAGTGGACTAAATCATTTAGAGGGTGAAACTGTTTCCATCCTAGCAGACGGTTCTACACACGCTGATAAAGTAGTGTCTGGCGGGCGGGTTACATTAGACCGTTCAGCATCTAAGGTGCATTTGGGCTATGGATACACGTCTACCATTGAGACGCTGCGGCTAGAGGCTGGCGCTGACGACGGTATCGCCCAAGGTAAGATTAAACGTATTCATGGCGTGACTGCGCGGTTCTTTAAGACAGTCGGCGCAGAGTTGGGGCCAGACCTCAACAACCTAGACAGACTACCATTCCGTGATAGCAGCATGGCTATGAACCAAGCCGTGCCGTTGTTCACAGGCGACAAAGAGATTTATTTTCCATCAGGGTATGAGACAGATGCACGGGTTATTGTGCGGCAGTCACAGCCATTGCCTATGACTGTGCTGGCTATCATGCGGAGGTCAAACACTTTCGATGCTTAGGATTGTGCCATTTAACTCTAGCCTTGTTAATAGCATTGAGACTGACTTTGAGTTTCCAGAAAGCATGCGGGCTGCGTTTGACAACGGCAAACAGGTTATTGGCTATGCTGTGATGGGCGATGATGAGGTTGTAGCTGTCGGCGGCATACATGAGATGTGGGATGGTGTTGGCGAGGGCTGGGTAATCCTGTCCAAGCATGCGCCGAAATGGAAGCTGTCACTAGCTAGGTATGCTAAGACACTGTTTAGTAGTATACTGGCGACAACGAATTTACATCGTGTGCAAGCTAGTATTCACACGGGCGACCCAGAGGCGATTAGGTTTGCCAGATGGATGGGATTTGAAGATGAAGGTGTTATGTATAAATTTGGGCCAGACGGTAGTAACTACTATCGCATGGCAAGGGTGATGTGATGGAAGCATCAACAATGGCACAAGGGGGTTCCATTCTAGGTGGAGTCTTAGGTTTCAAAGGTAATCAGGCGGCGGCAAAGCAAGCAAAGGCTACGGCTGAGTATAATGCAAAAGTTGCTGAAAATGAGGCGATACTTTTACAGCGTCGCAAGACCACTGAAGAAGCAAATATGCGCAAGGCTTCTGAACGTGTAGTTGCCACACAGCGGGTAACTACAGCGGCATCAGGGGTTGAACTAGCGGGAAGCACATTAGATGCTATAGCTGATTCTTTCTTCAATACTGAAATGGATGCGTTAAACATACAGTATGCTGCTGATGTGGAACAGGCAGCTAAAGCGTCAGAGGCTGCGTTGACTAGGGCGACTGGCAGGGCTAAAGCATCTGCCTACAAGCTAGCATCATATCAATCTTTGTTGGCTGGCGGCACTCAAGCTGCAACCATAGGTGCGTGAGGAAGTAATGCCAAAAATACCAGTATATGAAAGACAACAAACAGAACTCGCCGCTGGGTCATTGGGGCCACGGGCGGGTGCTGGCTTTGAAGCCCCTGGTCAAGCACTTTCTAGCTTTGGAAAGCAGCTTGGCGACATTGCTTTCAGATTTGGCATGGCTGAGAAAGAAGCCGAGACAGAAAAGTTTGCCAATGAAGCAAAGACGTTTGCAAACCAACAGTTAAATAATTTCACTAATGAAAACGAAGCAACAACAGTTGCTGATTACCAGTCAGATGCGAAAGCATTTGCAGATAAACTGCGCCAGCAAAAATTAGAACCCCTTAGAGATAAGCTGACTAAAAATCAGTTCCGCAAAGTTGAGTCCGAATTTAATAACCAAGTCGCAGCCAAGATAGCTACTGGCAGTCAACAAGCATTTCAGAAGCATCAAGCAATCCGTGTCAGTCAAGTTGAACAGACAATTCAAGACACAATGTCACAGATGAGAGGCTTAGACCCATCTAGCGACTTGTATCAGCAACTACAAAAAAATCTTGATGCTGGCTTTGATAGATGGGCTGCGCAAGGTTTAAGAATTAGGTACAACAAAGGTAATTACAGGAAAGAACTATCTGCCAGCAGCTTTGAAGTACAACTAAACGGTGCGAAGTCGCAGTCAGACATAGATAAAATGCGCAGCACATTAGAGGCTGACCGCGCAAATATGTCAGCGCAAGATTATGCCACAAGAACAACCGCAATTATTGCCCAAGAAAAAGTCGTAGATGATTTACAGGTCAATGCTGCCTATGAACAGATTGTAAATGAGTCACAAGAAGCATTCTTGGATATGAAAGAGATTGATGAAACCAACCCTAATTCGGCTGTATCTAAAATTAGGCGTGGGGAATCCATTGAGATAACAAACAATGCCGGAGAAACAGTTACTGTAGACTTCAAAACAATGAAGCCACGGAACAGAGACTTCTTGATACAGAAAATAAAAGCGCGCCACACCTCTGACAAGTCTGCAACATTAAGCGCAAACTTGAATGCCATAGACGCACAAGTTCAGGATATGCCATTAGCTGATTTAAAGACTATGGAAAATCAAGTAACAAGCACTGATGAAAAAGGTGCATTTGTTATTGCGCCTGATATCAAGGATTTCAATGACAGGCAAGTAATAAAACGCCTTATCAATGCTGAAATAGCAGAACGCGCTACCAGAGTTATAGGTGAATCGGCAGCGGCTGAACGCGAGTTGGTTGCTAAAGTCAATGTTAATGACGGTGTAATGACCGACGAAATGCAGACTGAAGCTGCGCGAATAGCGACAAATCTAAGGAACGCAGAACAGTTCGCAGCGGCTGATAAGTTTGAGTTAGAGATAGCGTCATCATCTGCCGCATCAAGCATATTCAAGGGCATAGAGTTTTCTAGTGCTGAAAAGCAACGGGCTGCGCTTAGTGAAGCGTACAAAGGCAGAGGTACAGCCCAAGGTGCAAGAACCTACGAATTACTACAAGAACGCATCGGGGAACGAGACAAGTTAATAAAAAATGATTTTGTGGGGTACTACCAAAGAAAAAATCCAGGCAAGGAAACTACGCCTAATGAACTCATACAGATGCAAATCAAAATGGGTATACCTCCGTTAGACGCGCGTGTGGCAAGTAACGCTGAATTAAATGCGTTTAAGGCTGCGTATGACGCGGAAGAATCTTACGATGGCAAGGCCAAGATTATGGACGAGTTCCTTAATAGCTATGGCGAAAACCAAAACAGAGTAATGCGCCACTTAACGACCACGGGGCAAATTAGCCTCGCGCAAAATGTGGCGGCTAGTGACCCTACAAACGTAAACATGAAGGCTGTTCTTGCTGGCAACACAGCGGAAGGCAAGAAAGAGTTTCAAGATAAAGTTGCAAAAAGCGATATAGACGACATAAAGGCTGAAACCGCCACTATGATGAAGGAGTATTCTTCTAGCATCATCGGAGGTATTACTGACGATGTTCTTGGCGGGGGTATGAGTCAAGGCAGGGCGAGTCATGTATTAGAAATGCGAGACATTGTATCTAACACAGCGGCGTACATTAAAGCTGTAAGCCCAGATATTACTTCAAGGAAGGCTGTGGAAATTGCTTATAATACAGTTGTTGGCAACAAGTTTGTATTCACCGAAATAAACAAATCTTCACTAAGAATTGACCGGACTTATGAGGGCTTAAAAGCCCCTATAACCGCCGTTCTTTCAGCAAGTTTTAAGGACGACAGAGAACACTTAGCAGCCAGCATAGAATATCCACCTACACCAGAAGGCAGGGATGATGCAATATTTAGAGAGGAATATATTACCGACCTCATAAGGGAAGGTACATGGCGCACATCTACTGATAATAAAAGTGTGTATTTGGTTGACCAGACCGGAAACGTAGTTAGAAAGCGTAGCGGAACCGGCGCACCTGTTGCCCCGTCTGGTGGTGCTATGGATGCGTTTATTACGGTTCCAATGACGGCTGTTGCATCTATGGCTAGAACTTATCAAGAAATGAGTGTGTCGGGGCCAGCTTATGTTGGTAATGTTGCAAACAGAAAGCGCAAGTTGCTGAGTTCTAGAAAGCTGTTCTAATGGTTGATGTTTATATCCCAGAACAACAAGAAGACGAGAACCTAAGAAACCAGTATTTTGATTACATGAAAACTGGAACATTAGATGTTCTAGGGGCTACGCTTGACGAAACTTTGTACTACAACCCTGTCAATGCGTTAGGGCGACTAGCGGAACAAAAGCTAGGTTCTGGGCGTGAAGGCAGAACACTAACAAAAGATGAGTGGGCGGCAAGCGACTATTATCGTGACGGCATTCAGGTTGGTGACGAAGGGATTAAAGAAGGTTTAGCAACATTACTGGCTGACCGATATGATGAACGCGCTGAGTTCAAGACCACATTATCGCGTTCTCGCGGTGGGCTAGGATTAGGCGCGGCACAGTTTGGCGTGGCTATTGCCGGTAGTTTTCTAGACCCGTTGAATGTAGCGTCTGCTTTTATTCCATCTGTGGCTACGGCGAGGCTGGCAACCAGCGCCTCAAGGATGGGTCGTAACGGCAACAGATTTACCACTGGCATGATGGATGGTGCTATCGGTGCAGCGGCTATTGAACCTATTGTTATTGGCGCGGCGATAGCTGAACAGGACGCAGATTACGGTTTGATGGATAGCTTTCTGAATGTAGCTGTAGGTTCTGCGCTTGGGGGTGGGTTACATTGGGGTGCTGGTAAAATATCAGACCGCATTAACAAAATGCCGTCATCAACCCGTGACCAGACTCAGCGAATATCTATCAAGCAAGCGGTGTCTGACGAAGAAATAAACGTAACAAGCATAACAGACAATGTAGAAAAAACTAATGTCGCCAAGATGGAAGAACAGGCTGGCAAAAAGATTGTCTATGACGCTGAAGGCAACCCAAAGGCTGTAGATATTGTAGATATAGACAAAGACGGAACAATCACAATACGAGATGTTGACGGAACTGAAAAAGTTTTGGACACAAGCGACACATTCTCTAAGTCTCCATACGATGAGGACTATGAAGTAACTGTACTTGATGGTGAGGACGCTGTGTCTAGCTTGCCGACCGAAAACCTTGATGATGTAATTGACTTGTTTGACTCGCAAATCTTAGCAGCACAGGATTCGGGTGACGCGCCGTTAGTTGCAAAGTTGAAAAAAGACAAAAAAGCTGTGGAAATTGAAAAGCGGCGCAGGGCTGGTGAAACAATAGAACGCCCAGCCGAACCTGACATATCTGATGCAGCGGCAAAAGAAATAGCCAAATTAAAAGCTGACATACAAAAAATACAACAAGATGTTTTAGCCCGTCAAAAGAAAGAAGGGCTAGACAAACCTAAGTACACAGCGAAACAGCTATCAGAACTACAGTCAAAGCAAGAGAAAATTGCTACGCTTCAATCTCAGCAACAACAAGCATCTGGATTAGTAGAGACAGAACAAGGCGTTCTGAACCCGCAACAAAAAGAAAACGCTGCTGATAATGCCTCTATGGATGGTGACGGTTTAGGGCGTTTAGCGGAACACAAAGATGCTGTCAAAGAGATGGAAGCTGATAAGCCTGTTATGGAGGAAATTGACCCAGCAGAAATTGAGGCAGAAAACGAATTGTTAGCTGAAGACCTAAACACGCCTGAGACACAAGCTATACTGCCTAATGATATAAAGCAGTCTATCGCGGCTACAGAAGAACTAGACGCAAAAGCAGAAGCGTATGAGAACCTAAGTCGCAAAGGCGCGGCTTGCCTAATACGGAGTCCAAGAACATGAGTTGCGTAGATGAGGTAATGGCAGCAGCCCGTGAGGCGGGAATCAATCTGCTTCCAGATGAGGCTGATGAAATAATCGAGGTTCTAAATGAACGCTTATCCAAGCGTGTTGAGAATGCCGCTGAAGGCGAAGAACTAGAGATATTTGGTTTAGCCAAAGAAATTGCGAAACAAGCCAGAATCAACGCGGTGATGCAAAAGCGTAATAGACTGCTAAACGCGAAGGCTTATGCTGACACAATGCGTTTTGTGAAAGCCTCTGATGACCCCGCCGCCGCCTTATCAGCTATTATGGTTGGTAGCTATAAGTTTATGAAGGGTGGTCAGAACAGCATTGATGCCCGTCAACAAGCTATTATGACAAAGTATGCTGGCGAATTGGTTGCAGCACTCCGCAGGGAGAAGCTAGATGTTCTGTTCAAAAGCGGAGAGTTAGATGAAAAAATATACGAAGCTATGTTTGACCCTGACACATTCAACACCAGCCAAGCCGGTGGCCCAGAAGCTAAACGTATAGCTGAGATAATTCAAATAACACAGAAACGTCTTCTAAAGCGCAAGAACAGACTAGGCGCTATGGTAGGAGAGTTGAAGAATTATGTCGTCCGTCAGACACACGACCCTATCTTGTTAAGAGACGGGGCAAAGACTGACGAACAGTTTAGGCAAGCTAGGGCAAAGTGGGTTGCCTATATGATGCAAGATGGCGTTTTGGATGCAAAGACATTTCAGAATAAACCTCCAACCAAGGATGGACAGCCGTATTCAAACGAAGATTTCTTGGGTGACATATGGGATAATCTTGTTAGTGGAAATCACCAAAAAGTTAATGCGCTGAGAGGCGACGACGGTAAGGTTGATAGCTTGGAGTCTTTTACTGGCCCAGCTAACTTGGCGAAGAAACTAAGCCAAAGCCGTGTGATACACTTCAAAAGCGGAAAGGCAGCGCACGAATACGCTAAAACCTATAGCCGCCAGAGTTTAGCGGAATCTGTCATAAACGGCGTAACGCATGATGCCCAAGCAATCGGCATAATGGAAGTCTTCGGAACAAACCCAGAGGCCATGTTTAAGCGCATTATAAATGATTTGGAAAAAGACCCAAGCATGGCTGGCGTTGACAAAGTTCGGCGTAGAAAAGGCAGATTAGAAAATCAATTCAAGGAGATAGATGGTTCTACCCGTGCGAGGGGTGCTGGGCTTCCTGTAGCATTTGGTGCAGATTTTGCGGGCATCGCGGCTGGATGGCGCATGTTGCAAAACATGGCAAAGCTAGGCATGGCAACAATATCATCATTTTCAGACATTGCTACCAAGGCGCACTTTATAAACACTCGAACTGAACGTGGCATATTCGGTTCATATGCGGAAGCCTTCAGTGACATATTCAGAGGCTACAATAGCGATGAACAGAAAGAACTAGCGTATCTTTTAAGTGTAGGTGTTGAGAGTTTCTTGGGAGATGTCCACGCTAGATTTGGCGCAAATGACAGTGGCCCTGGCGCAATAGCCAAAGCACACCAGATGTTCTTTAGAATTAACGGAATGAACTGGTGGAATAACGCACAAAAGGTTGGCTTGGCGCGGATGATGTCTGCGGATTTAGCTAGGTATGCTGGAAAATCATTTAATGAGATTGGCGACAGGACAAGGCTTAACTTAGAACGCTATGGCATAACAGAAGCCGACTGGAATGTTATGCGTAGTATGGACATGAAAGCTGTAGATGGACGCGATTACATTACGCCATCTGGCATTGAGACAGTAGCTGACTCTGTGGTGGAGGCTGCGGCACTAGCAAAAATAAACGCAACCCGCCAACGCCCATTAAGAAAAGCTACGGCAACCATGATACAGAAATATCGTGATGACTTGTCTACAAAAATATCAACCTATCTTACAGACTCGGCAGACACCGCGATACCTACGCCTGGTGCAAAAGAACGCGCTTTTATGAACCAAGGCACAGCGCGTGGCACAATCGCTGGTGAGGCGTTACGCGCTATAGGCCAGTTAAAAGGTTTTCCAATCACTATGGTTATGAAGGGAATGTCTGGTCAATACCAAGTGTCTAAGCAACTCGGTGGTGGCACTAAGAGTGGTATATACGGTCTTGCACAGATGATGGTTGGAACGACAATGATGGGGTATTTGTCGTTGACCTTGAAAGACATACTGAAGGGTAAAGAACCATTAGAGGCGTTTAGTGTTGAAGAAGGTCTTAACGTAGAAGTCCTAACAAAAGCGTTTGTTCAAGGCGGTGGCGCTGGGATTTACGGAGACTTTTTGTTCGGCGAGTATAATAAGTATGGGCAAACTCTGACACAGAACCTTCTTGGCCCTACATTTGGAAGTATTGATGATATAGCAAGAATATATGGGAACGTTTTGGAAGCTGTCGAAACAGGTGACACTGACCCACTTGTAAAAAATGCAACACGATTTGCTGTCAGCAATACACCTGGCTTAAATCTTTTCTACACAAAAACAGCACTAGATTACCTGTTCATATACGGGCTAATGGAAAAGACAAACCCAGGCTATTTACGCAGAATGGAACGGCGCATGGAAAGCGACATGGAACAGGAGTTTTATTTCCCACCAAGTCAGTACGCACAGAAATTCTAACAACCTTTCGCAACAGGTAAAAATGCTGTATATATATGCTAGGAGTTAAATATGACAGTTAGCAGTACCACAACTAAAAATAGCTACGCGGGTGATAGCAGCACCGTTGCGTTTTCGTACACGTTCAAGATATTTGACGAGGACGATATCGCTGTAATTCTGCGCGACAACGCTACAGCTACTGAGACTGTCCAGACAATCACGACAAACTACACTGTATCTGGTGTAGGCAATGCTGGTGGTGGAACGGTTACATTCGTCACAGCCCCAGCTACAGGCAAAACAGTTTTGTTGCGGCGTGAGTCAGCACAGACACAGACGACAGATTACACACCGAATGACCCGTTCCCAGCCGAAGCACATGAAGATGCGCTTGATAAGCTGACGTTCTTGGTACAGGAAGTCCAGGAAGAACTAGACCGTTCAATCAAACTGTCGCGTACGAATACTATGGCCTCGACAGAATTTGCTGTGGGTGCGGCTGACCGTGCAAACAAAATTCTAGCATTTGACACGAATGGCGAACTTGCGGTTACTCAAGAGATTGGTGTGTCTAAGGGCGTTTGGGCATCTGGCACAGCATATACTGCGCGTGACATTGTTACCGATACCAGCAATTACAATGTGTATATTGCTAACACAGCGCACACATCAAGCGGCAGCACACCGATTAGCAGTAACGCGGACGCTGCTAAATGGGATTTGTTGATTGATACTACCGCCGCACTTGGCGGTGCATCTACAGCCCAGATTGAATCTTTAGCAGGTGAGTTCGCAATAATCTTAGGATAGTAAAATGGCTAATACCTTTAAACTAAAAACTAATGGGGCTATGCCAGCCAGTGCTGGTACGCCTGACACGCTTTATACAGTTCCGGCTGCGACTACGGCAGTTATTATTGGGCTGACACTGGCAAACATCCACACAACCTCAGTTACAGCCACAGTGCAAATTGTGTCTACAACGGTTGACACTGAGACTAACGAGACGGTCAGCGTTATCAAAGACGTTCCTATCTTAGTTGGTTCATCACTAGAGTTAATGTCTGGCAATAAGTACATCTTGCAAACTGGTGACGTTATCAAGATTGATTGCAGCGTGTCTGCCAAGATTGACGCAACATTGAGTGTTACGGAGATAACCTGATGCGGTACATTGGTGCTGACGCGAACTTTAGTAACAACGCCGTTTACACTTACACGGCTGTTGGCGGCGAGACTAGCATTTCTGGCGTTGATAACGCTGGCAATCCGCTGTTGTTTACGTCAGGTTCAAATGTCACGGTACATCTTAACGGCACATTGTTAGCGGCTGGCACTGACTACAACACAAACACAGCCAATACCATTGATGGCCTCACTGCATTGTCAGCTAGTGACAGTGTAGTTGTTACTGTCTACCGCCTATATAACGGTGCTGATGCAATGCCGTTGATTGGCGGTACGTTTAATGGTGCTGTTGTTGGGTCTACTGACACTAGGTCTATTCCGGCTGCTGGTGCTGCTACTGGCAACATTACGCTAGACTTTGCCACACATCAGAATTTTATCCTGACACTGACAGATGATGTGACGCTGGTTAATCCTACTACTGAGACCATTGGTCAGTCTGGGTTCATCATCTTTATTCAAGATAGCACTGGTGGCTATACAGTATCGCTTGGCACAGACTATGAGACTGCTGGTGCTGCTGGTTTAACCATATCCAGTACGGCTGATGCTTATGATGTTGTGCCTTACATTGTAAAGGCAAGCGGTTCTATTCTACTTGGTGCGCCTCAACTGGCGTTTGGCTAGGGGGTCTTATGTCTACACCAATAGGTTCTTCGCAGTGGATGTACGCAACTGGTGCGGAAGCCACCCAGCAATCCCTCAAGTTCAACGATGACGAAAGCCAGTATCTAAGCTGGACACCGGCTGCTGCTGGCAACCGCAAGACTTGGACTTGGAGTGGCTGGGTCAAGCGTGGGAACTTGGGTATTGAGGCTGTAATCTTTTCATCATATGCCGGTGTTGATGCTAATCAATTCCGCTTCAGCAATAATGATACTATTGGCATTTATATGGATGATGGCCTTGACGCATTGTTAGCCACAAATGCAGTTTATCGTGATGCTTCAGCTTGGTATCATCTTGTGCTTGCTGTTGACACTACGCAAGCTACAGCATCTAATCGTCTTAAGCTATATGTTAATGGTGAACAGGTAACATCATTCTCAACTGCAACTTATCCACCACTAAACCACGAAAGCCATTGGAACCAATCTGGTGTTTTGCATACAATTGCAGACAATGCTAGGCTTAATAATAAACACCTAGACGGCTACCTATCCGATGTCTATTTCATTGACGGTCAAGCCCTAGACGCAAGCAGCTTTGGTCAGTCCACCAACGGCTACTGGGAAAAGATTGACTACGCTGGCACATACGGTACAAACGGTTTCCACCTGACCTTCCAAGATGATGTGGTCAGCGAGGGGTTCAATGCAGTTACCTATCGTGGCAATGGTTCAGCGAATGGTCAAAGCATAAGCGGGCTGGGCTTTCAGCCTGATTGGGTTTGGATAAAAATTAGAAACGGTTTGTCGGGTAATAACGTATTTGATTCGGTACGCGGCGCAACTTATCGTTTATACACAAACGGAACAGCAGCGGAAGATACTCTTTCTGGAGTAACATCATTTGACGCAGACGGTTTTACGTTAGGTTCTGCCCTTAATGGTAGCGGGTACAATCACGTTGCGTGGAACTGGGATGCTGGCAGCGGTTCACCTGTCAGCAATACTGATGGGTCAATCGCCAGTACGGTCAAGGCTTCACAAGCTAATGGATTTAGCATCGTTACTTGGACAGCAACCACAGGAACAGTCGGACACGGGCTTGGGACTGCCCCAGAACTAATCATTGAAAAACGGCGCAGTTCAACATCAGATTGGATTGTTGGAACTACGGCTATTGATGGGAGTAACGATTATTTAAGACTTAATACAACTGTTGGCAAAACTGATAGTGCTAGTGCTTCCCCAACCGCAACCGTGTTTACACCGAATACAGGTTCAGGTGATGTTGTAGCCTACTGTTTCCATTCGGTGGCTGGCTACTCGTCCATCGGTAGCTTTACTGGCACAGGTGCGGCTGGTAATGCTGTGAACTGTGGCTTCCGTCCAGCTTGGCTTCTAGTAAAGGACACAACTAGCACAGGAAACTGGTTTATTTATGATAATACCAGAAGCGTTGATGGAACTTACGGTGATTATTTAAGGGCAAACCTATCTGACGCTGAAGGTAACTTTGACAGCTTTGTAGCTACAAGCACAGGATTTGAAACTCTTGGTTCTGCACTCAATACATCTGGCAACACTTTTATCTATATGGCCTTTGCCGACACACGCGAAGCAGCCTTCTGGAAGGACGTATCTGGGCAGGGCAACCACTGGACACCTAACAACCTAGACTATCGTGACAGTCTGATTGACAGTCCGGCGAATAACTTTGCTGCAATGAACCCCTTATTGGATACCACAGGAAACATCACATTTAGCGAAGGTAACTTAAAAACTGTAGACACTAACGCCAGCACATCTGGAAGTGCAATAGCTGTTAGCAGTGGCAAGTGGTTTGCTGAAATGGTTTGCACAGCTAAAACAGCTTCTAACGCTATGGTTGGTATATGTACTGTAGATGGGTTTGATAGCGACAGGCAGCTTGATGAGTCATTGATTGGCGGTTCTGGTTACGGCTATGTAATGAACGGTTCAAAACTCCCCGGCGGTGCGGCTTATGGCGCAACTTGGGCTATTGGCGATGTTATTGGAATAGCGTTAGATTTAGATAGCGCACAAAACACTGTTACGTTTTACAAAAACGGTTCATCTCAAGGTGCTATCAATATTAATAATGCTGAATATGTTTTCTGTAATAGTAACGGACAAGGAAGTTCCACGGTTACATATGTTTCTAACTTCGGCCAAGACAGCACCTTTTCTGGCGCAACCACCGCTGGCGGCAACCAAGACGACAACGGCATAGGTGACTTTGCCTATGCGCCACCGTCAGGCTACCTTGCGCTTTGTACCGCAAACCTTCCAACGCCTACGATTGTGGATGGGTCGGAACATTTCAATACGGTGCTTTATACTGGTGATGGAACCAGCAGCAAAGCGGTGACTGGCACAAATCACACCCCAGATTTTTTGTGGTTTAAGAAAAGAAGCGGTGCTGAAAGTCACCATTTAGGTGACACAATCAGAGGCGCATCACAGCGGCTTGTATCTAATACAACAGCAGCAGAAACCACAGAAAGCGGTCTTGTATCATTTGATAGTGACGGCTTTACAATCAGCGGTTCTGGTGGCGGTTCAACCAATGATAATGGCGCAACTTACGCAGCGTGGTCTTGGAAAGCTGGCGGTACAGCGGTCAGCAATACCGATGGTAGCATTACGTCACAGGTTTCCGCGAATACCACGGCAGGGTTTAGCATAGTTAGTTATACTGGTACAGGTTCTAACGCTACAGTTGGTCATGGTTTAGGCGTTACCCCAGATTTGGTAATTGTTAAGAATAGAGATTTTGCTGATAATTGGCGTGTCTGGAGTGTTGGTTTAAGCAGTGGAACTCATTACATGAACCTTAATGGCACTAGCGCAGAAGCATCTAATTCCTCTTTCTTTACTGGACTTCCAACATCTTCTGTTTTTCAAATTGGAACTGACACTTCAGTAAATAGAGGCGGTGATGAACTCATAGCCTACTGTTTCGCAAACACAGACACCACTAAGGCGGGTTCCTACACCGGCAACGGCAGCACAGATGGGCCGTTTGTCTACACAGGGTTTAGGCCAGCTTGGGTTATGATTAAAAGTAGCACAACCGCACAATCGTGGGAAATTAGAGATGACAAACGTGAACCTTTTAACGATGGTTCAAGAAATGTTTTATTTGCTGATAGTTCTGGTGCTGAAACAGTAGACGCATTTCCAATAGATTTTACATCAAACGGTTTTAAGTTAAGAAATAGTGGAAACGGAACTAACGCATCCGGCGCAACATTCATATTCCTCGCCTTTGCCGAAAACCCCTTTAAATACGCTAACGCCAGATAGGAGATACCAATGGCATATAAATACTCAGGTCGTATTATCCGCGCTGGCAAAGCGTGGACAGACAATGACGGAATACAGCACCCATCCAACTGGATGCTATGGGATGCGGCAACCAAAGCAGCCAAGGGGCTAGTCTGGGAAGATGACGCAGCCAGCTTTGATGGGCGGTTCTACTGGTCAGCCGGTGTGGCTAAGTCGCTGGATGACGTGAATGAGGTTGACGAGAACAACAACCCTGTGCTGGACGCTGACGGTCAACAGGTTGTGACCAAAGGGCTAAAGACTAACGCCATTCAACTGGTCAAGCGTCAAGCGGGTGACAAGCTGGCGGTAACTGACTGGATGGTTATCAAGGCATCTGAGGTTGCAGACTATTCATTGCCGACAGACGTTGCTACTGCCCGCGCCGCAATCCGCACAGCCAGCAACAATATCGAAGCAGCCATCACAGCGGCTAGTGATTTAACTGCGTTTATGGCATTATATGATGTGCCGGTTGATGCCGATGGCAATCCAACTGGCAACGCACCCATCAATAACTGGCCTGATGAGGCGTAATGATGACGGAAGAAACCAAGACAACGGCTGACCTAGCCTTCGGCGGTATTACGATAGGCGCGTTCTTTGAGGCGTTGCCTGAGATTACTGCGCTGGTTGCGTTGTGTTGGTGGCTGCTGCGTATCTGGGAGACCGAGACCGTCAAGCGGTTGACTGGTCGACAGGACGATGTATAAGGCGATTGTCCTAGCTTGTGTCATTGGTTCACCGACTAACTGTGTAGAATTTCACGATATTAGAGGCCCATATTATACTGAGAGAGAGTGTCGTAACCGCGCTATGGAGATGTCAAGGGCGGTAGGGGAGATAGCAAACTTAATGCCTATCAAATGGCGTTGTGACGTTCTAAAGAAAGGAATGCTGTCATAGACCCTATTAGCATCACAGCGGCTGTCAGTGGGGCTACAGCGGCGTTTAACACTATCAAGAGTATGATTGCTGCTGGCAGAGACATTGAATCCTGTATGGGCGATGTGTCGCGCTGGATGAAGATGGCATCTGACGTTGACCAGGCCGAGAAACAGGCCAAGAACCCACCTATATTTAAGAAGCTATTAGCCGCTGGTTCTGTTGAGGAGGAGGCGTTACAGGCTTACGCAGCCAAGAAGAAGCTGGAAGCGCAGCGACAGGAACTCAAGAACTTTCTGAACATGTCATACGGCCCACAAGCCTGGGCAGATTTAATCCAGCTTGAAGGCAGAATAAGGAAACAGAGACAGGAAGCCATTTACAAGCAGCAAGAAAGACGGCGGCAAATACTAGAGGTAGTGGTTGTTGTGACTGCAACTGGACTAGGCGCTGCCTTATTGTTATTTATAATCTGGCTGGCGGTAAGAACCTGATATGAGTCAGACAACCACGGGCTTGATTGGTGAATACCTGGCAGCGGGAATTATGTTATCATTAGGCTGGCGAGTGTCGATGTGCCAGCAAGACAAAGTGGATTTATTGGCGTGGAAAGATGATGAATATATCAGGATACAAGTTAAGACTGCGCAGCTATCTGGCGAGAAAGATGCTAGAACTCCGGTGTACCATTTTCAGTTTGGTAGTGGACAAAAGAATAAAATTTTACCAAGTGAGAAAGACTATGACATATTATGCCTTGTGGGCTATCAACATCGGAAAGCGTTGTTCTTGCCAATCGCCCAAGTGCAACAATATTCTAAGCGCATGTCGCCCCAGTTATTTGATGCGCCTAAAGCGGAGTTGCATTCGTTTAATAAGGCGCTTGCGGCAGTTAGGGCGGCACGATGAGTGCTAAACAGATACTTGAGTGGAAGATACTGCCACGCTTTATGATGCTGGTTATGACGCTAATGAGTTGGCGTGTGGTAGAATGGTTTATGTCGTTGCCTAATCCAAGCCCTTCACAAGCTGGCCTGGTTAGTGTGGTGACTGGCGCGATGACTGGCGCATTTGCAGTCTGGATGAACCATGAGGGTAAAGGACATGGCCAAGAAAGTAGAAGTAAAGTTTGAACCTAAAAAGCCAAAGCATAGGCCAGGCCAACACAAGAAGCGGGTAAACAAACGCAATAAGGTAAAAACATTCTGGGGGTAATATGTTACAAGCACTGATTGGGCCTGTCACTGGGCTATTAGACAAATTCATTGAAGACAAAGACCAGAAAGCCCAACTGGCCCATGAGATTGCCACTATGTCAGAAAGACATATGCAAGAACAAATCATGGGGCAGCTTGAGATAAACAAGGCAGAGGCACAGCATCGTAGCATCTTTGTGGCGGGCTGGAGACCATTTCTTGGCTGGATTTTGGCGAGTGCAATGGGGTGGCACTTTATTTTTGCCCCTGTTACAATTTTTGTATGTGCTTACTTGGGTGTAGAAATACCAGAGTTACCTGTATTTGACATGGATAGCCTGATGACTGTACTCTTAGGTATGCTTGGACTTGGTGGTCTAAGGACGGTAGAAAAGTTAAAGAAGGTAACAAAATGAAGCGCGGTTTATATGCGAACATCCACGCCAAGCGTAAACGTATTAAAGCTGGTAGTGGAGAAACGATGCGCAAGCCTGGAAGCAAAGGCGCACCGACGGCAAAGGCGTTCAAGCAATCGGCAAAGACAGCCAAGAGGAAGAAATGATGCCATACAACAAGTATTCACCAAAGCAGAAGAAGCTGGCTGCAATGGCTTCGCCTCGCAAGAAGATTACCGGCGCAGACCTAAAGGCAGTCAAGAAAGCTAAGAAGAAAAAGAAATGAGTTATTATCTGTCGCCCAACTTTACGTTGGAGGAGATGGTTAAAAGCCAGACTGCTGACCGTAAAGGCATACCGAATACTCCAGAGTTGCATCATATAGAAGCAATGGAGATGTTATGTGAGAAGATATTACAACCAATTCGTGACGAGTTTGGGCCATTTATGGTATCAAGTGGATACCGCAGCCCAGAGTTGTGCATTGCTATTGGCAGTAGTTTAGACAGCCAGCATGCTAAGGGTGAGGCGGCAGACTTTGAGGTTCCAGGCATAGACAACTATGACTTGGCTAAATGGATTGAGGACAACCTAGACTATGACCAGCTTATTCTTGAGTGCTACACTGGCGGTAATTCTGGCTGGGTACATTGTAGCTACGTTGAGGGTGGTCGAGGCGAGTCGCTTACATACAACAAACACAATGGATACGTCCACGGGCTGAAGAAAGATGGCTAGGAAGCCTATATC